CAGAGCAGTTAGAGCAGTTAGAGCAGCCAGAGCAGCCAGAGCAGTAAGAGCAGTAAGAGCAGTCAGAGCAGTCAGAGCAGCCAGAGCAGTTAGAGCAGTTAGAGCAGCCAGAGCAGCCAGAGCAGTAAGAGCAGTAAGAGCAGTTAGAGCAGTTAATCAATGAATCGCTATTCTTTTGTGCCTGTTCTTCTGTGTAGAAATCACAATTCCAACGATTGTTATTGTAATCAACATAATATCCGTTTTCTATTTTCATCTCTCTGTTTCTTATTGGTTATACGTAATTCGTTAAGGCTTGAAGTATCGCATCTTTCTGTATAATTTTCGAGCAAGGCGGAGCCAATTTTATCCCACAATACCCATATTGACACTCCTTTTACGTTTCCTGTTTTTAACTTTGCTGGTATATTTGTATGCAAAGTAACCCCTTCTTTGTTGGCGTTACTAAATCCGATAATAATTACTTCTGCTGTTTTCATGTCTCTAAGGTTTTTATTTTCTTTCGCACCTCTGATTCAATTTCTGTCTTTTTTTGTTTGTAATGTTTTCCACGAAGCTCTGGATGTTGCTCCTGGACCTTCTGTCGGGTGCGGCGTATGCTTTCCGGATCAGCATATTCGCCATTGATAAAGTCCTTGGCAAACTCATGCAAAAATGGATTGCGCTTACGGATCATTGGATTCTGATCAGCCCAAACCTTAAACATTAACAGCCGGTCATTATCCCTAGCACCCGGTTCCTCCATGAGGATCTTTGCAACCGTTTTCTTAATCGAATTGATCTTTTGAATCATTACATTGGAATTATATCGGTTATATCTATACCGGATTCAATACATCTACGGATAAGCTCATGCTGTATGATCTTCATGGCTCCCAGCCGGTATACCAGGAATCCACCGTAAAAGCACATGAATAGGACAAACTGAAACCCCCTGGCTCTTTCGCTCTTCCAATCCACTACCCCATATCGGATAGCAAAGACCAGGCAAGCCAGCCAGAACAGAACATCTACCATGTTATTACTAATCCATGTTTCAAAGAATTCTTTCATCTCCATCCAAGTCTTAAGTCTGAAACGCTTGTTAGTGCGGCGGTGTAATCCTGGTAGTGGTCCCATTCCCCTCCGCAATTATATACCACAAAATATTTTCCGGCTTCCGGGCCGTAGGCTTTGACAATACCTTTTTCCCATCTGGACATATCACATCCATAGTGTTCGGGTGCGTACATCACTTTAGTGCCTGGCTGAAACATATCCAGGTCCATTATCCTCTGTGTGAAATCACTTATATCAGGATTAGCACATTCCCCTCTGCCACAACCGAACGCCTGTGTTTCAAGTTCGGTCAATATTTGAGTTATCTGCTGTTCTCTTGTCATTGATTTAGTTTTGATTTCGGTATCTTATGTCAACTTTTAATGATGGTTGGATGTGTCGTTTCCCTGGTATTCCGGTAACATAATTCATGCACTCCTGAAAGTGGTTCCACTCTTCCAGATCGCTCATGGTTCCAAGATTATCATATAACTTTGGTTTGAAAACAGTCATCTTCGATCTGGTTCGGTTAGTTCAAAGATATTGCACATCCCCCGGATGCGGCCCCAAACACGCTCACCGTAATATTTTTCAATATCCTCCGGGGTTAGATTAGTGGTTAAGTGAGTTAATCGACCAGTAGTTAGCCAAAGATGATACCGGGCCGTGATAACCTCACGCATTACATTCAGATCATTATTGTAAAACTTGATGTTCTGTGGCTCGCTCCCCAGGTCATCAAAACATCTATGTGTGGCGTTTGCCTTTCTGATCACATCCATTCCTTCAGCCTGGTACTCCGCAACTACCTCCGCACATGGTTTAATTGCGAACTTCATATCACTCACGGCTGTTATGTTTGCAAGTTCCCGAAGTAGTATCATGGCCTGGGTCTTGCCGGTCCCTGGAGGCCCCATTATTAAAATTCCTTTATCAATACTTATATCGGTTAGCCGGTCGTCCCCGTACAGCCATTGGACCAACATGGAATACATCGGTCTACAATGTTGATCTAGGTCAAAATGCTCCGGAGAATATTCATCTCCCATTACCCGGATTATCTCAAGAATCCCGTCATGATCATACGTTATTGGTTGCCTGGTGAATCTACGGTCACGGATTGCTCCCCGGACCCGTTCAAGTGTTTTGTCCCAGTTTTCCGCTTTTGCCATTTTTCAGAGGTTTTGATGTTTAGAGGTTCCCCGGAGTCTGCTTTCTCCGGCATTCGTTCATTTACGTATCCTTCAAATTTTGTTGGTGAAAACAGTGTGCTTGGCCTCAGGAAGTCATCGCCGTAAACATATTCGCCGTCCCGTTGCCATTTCTTCCCTCCCCATTTTGCATGTTTGATGTCGATTACTTTCTTGAAATCTTGTACCGTAAATCCTTCCTTCATCCTGCCCCGGATCACTCGCCGGTGAGCCTCGGTAGTGGGTTTGAAGTCTTTACCGGTAACAGTGTTTAAGTATTCCAGTACAATAGTAATATCCTTCTCCACAATAGGAATATCTCTTGTAATTTTTTCTTCCTTATTATTATTCTGTTGGACATTTTTGTCTATGTTCACTTGGACATCCTCTTCCTGGTACTTAGACATTTTTGTCGAAGTGGAGCCTAATAAATGAACATACATCTTTCTCCTTGATCCACCTCCACCTCTATCTTTCATTAAGACGTATGGTTCTAATTCCGTTAAATGTCTGGTAATTGTTCGCTGACTCACTTTAAATTTCTCTGCAAAATATTTATTAGATGCATAACAATAGCCCTTTAATGCACATAGGCTGCTGATTTCTGCATATAGTATTTTTGCACTATCACTTAAATTTGGATCACGAACAACTACATTTGGTATTATAGCCCATCCTTCTCTAAATATATCTTCTCTTTTCCTGGACATTGCATTAACCCAGGCTTCTTTAGTTTTAGATAAATCAGCATCTTCTTTATCCGGGTGATGTATTTTGAAATGACAATCCGAACAAATCCTAATCTTATTGTCTGGTGTTTCCAGTCCAGGAACAATATGGTGTTCATGTAACTGGTCAACCTCTTCCTTACATAATTTGCATTGTTCCATATTGCAAGATAGTGAATATGCAACCCCCTTGAAAGCAGGGGGTCACATAGTATTCAACGCTCCTGGAATTGGTTGTCAACGAGCTTATTAACAAATTGTTCATAATCCCAGGAATTTATCATCCGTGATCTTGTCCAGATTCTGTTCCGCAAAGGTTAGAAAGTCCTCTACCTCTACCCGGATCACCTCTTCGTCTCCCGGGCCGTATGGCTCAATGAAAACATTCTGAAAAGTTGAGATCAAGAAGATCAACTCCCTGGCACCAGTTAACCAGGGATAAACATGTCGTTGAAGAGAATTTAGGTAAGATATGCCTCTGTAAGAGCTGGTAGTTTTTACATCGTAAATAACTCCCATCTTCAGAGTATCACAATACCCGTAGATTTCGACAGGCCCGAAACGTGTTTCCAGTACCTTCTTCGCAAAAACTTCATGCACTCCACCTCTCCTGATTTCACCAATTTCCCGAACAGGTCCTACCGGGAAGTAGTACTCCCCATATTTGTAGCACTCCTGTTTTCGATATTCGACAGGCTTCAAGTCCTGGTAAACACCTTCTGTTATTTCGTGGAATGCAGAGCCTTTTGCCGCTGCAGGGTGGGTTGGGGTCGGAACCCGGTTTATCTTGTCGATAATATCTTGTTCCGTTATCCCGTACAGATCACGCTTGTAGTTCATGAACTGCTCCACCAGTGTTGGATAAAGCCGATACATTACTTAGCCTCTACAGGTGGTTCGTAATAAGCTTCCATCTCCCGGTCATATTTAAACCCAAGCTCCTTGCACTTGTTGGACAGTTCGATCTTCAAGATCGTTGGGCTGTCCCAAATAACTTGGGCCTCTTTCAAAACCGGGATCATTTCATTAGCCTGGTCTACGTTTTTGATCTTCCCGATAGCTTTCTTGTGCTTCTCCAAAAGTTTCTCATACTCCTGGATTACCTCACCCTGTTTTTCCAGGGAGGCGTAATAGTGTTCGAAGATCGCTGTTAACGGTTTCTCCCCAGGCTTTTTGTTCAGGTCCTGCAATTCAATCACCGGAGGTAGTTCACAAGCGTTCTTCCCGTAAAACGTGTCCGCCGGATTGAAAGAGATTGTTCGTTTGTTGTTCCGGCTCTGCATATAGCCTACCAGATCCATATCCCGGATAATGTTCCCCAGGGTCTGGCCGCTGATCTCTGGCCGGTAGTACCTCTTCTCATCTTCAACGCCCTCTTTCTGGTGAGCAATAAAAATCAGGTGCTTCCCGGAGGCGTTCATGGCTGACAGCAAGCATTTGAACTGACTACCCAGGACCCCCCAGCCCTGAAGCGTCAATCCCCCCCCGGATGTTCCCAGCTTGTAGTTGCCTTTTATGATGCTTTCGGAAAGGAAGTCCAACGCCCGGCCAACGGTGTCTATGACGAATGTGTCATATTCGTCCAGGTTTGAACCGATGGTTTCCATAATATCATCCCAGGATGCTACCGGCACATAGTCCCGGCGAAACTGAGGACTTACCCGGCGAACACCTCCGTCACAGTCAATCAGTAACGGCCTGGGTGCTGACAGGGCAAACGTGGTTTTTCCAATCCCTGGTTCGCCGTATAGCAAAACCTTGATTGCGGTGGCCTGGATGGGCTCCGATGCTTTTACGATTTTTGACATTTGCTTTTGTTGTTTATGGTTATTTCCCACTATTGGGCACAATGATTTCACATTCGGCGTTTGCCGGAATACGATGTTTGCGCTTAATCGCATCTATATCAAATTCGTTATTGCTGACCTCGATGGAGTCGTGCGCCTTAATCATAATGCTGTATTTAACCCTTCTTTTCATTTACCGTTTCAATCCCGGCTTCAATAAGCCTCACAACCTGGTCGTGTTTCGTCCTGACCTTTTTCCCTCCGTTATGAGCCTTCTCAACCATTTGAATCTTCTCGACTTCCATATTCAAGTCTGGCGGCAGTGTTAAAAGTATTTGCGTTCCCATTGTATTATATTTATAACAAAGGTAGTAAAAATAACAATGTGTTCAAAAAATCCTACCAATATTTTTATAAGTCAATTATCTGGTGAATGTTCGATTTACCGTCTTCAAGTATGTTTATGAATGTCCCAGTAATGTGAAACCACTCGTCCCGAATTTCTTCAAGGTCAGTTGGTCCGCTGGTGACTATCTTAGCCTGGTCGCAAAACTGATCCACGTTACGATGGTTCACCACTACGGCCCCGTAAGACCCTGCGAGTTCACGTAAGTTTTGAATCCCGCCTTTCTTAAATGCAATGCTCTTTTCCATATCCATGTTTTTAGTAATACCCCTTATCAGTATGAATCCTGGGGTTTGTAAATATTTGAATTAGCTGATCTTTATCTACGTGCTTTCGAAACAGCTGGGTCCGGCCTTTCTTTGGGTGATGGATAGCGGTTCCCACTGTCATTGTTGAATAATATACATTTATCCTTGCGCCCTTCCCCCCTATCAGCTTATAGAACGAAAGCATCCTGTTCGGTTCCTGGTGATCTATAAATTGCCACCCCTTGCTTTCAGCTAATGCCTTAATAGCGTCTATATCCATTAGTAAAACTTGTCTTCCAGTTTAGGTGCAATCAATTCCGTGAGGTCTGCATATATCAGCTCACGGCGTTTATAGTTTGTATTCCAGACTAACAGTTGAAGGGTGTAAGCCTCGTCCCAAAAGATTACCGGAATATTTTTATCTTCATCCATGTGGATAAGATACCAATGGTCCAGTTCATTTTGAAGACCAACCTCCATCTCCCAATCCAGCTGCTTAATAGTTACGGTTTCTGTTTCTCCTGATAGGCTGGCCGTAATGCAGAGATTTCGGCCTCCATCAATATACCAGTCATCTATCTGGAAATTTTCATCCTTCTGATTCCAGGGCGCATTCGGATCGTATTGCGCTCCCCAAGGGTAGTTGCTCATGATTTGCTTTGTTTTACATATTCAAATAATTCCTCTTCTCGCTGGGCTGCAACAGCACTTCGATGTATCTGGTCCGGAGTAGTGCCGGACAGCTTCATCATTAGCATTGCGAAGCTGAGTTGCATAGCCCTGAGATATTCAAGCCTTCCTTCTGTCCGGTAGGCTTTTGTTGATTGCTCAATCAATCCCAGGATGTGATCTTCAGACAGCTTCTGTGATTGGCTGTATGCATACTGAAGATCGTTGTAGTCCATTGCTTTCATATCAATAGCTGTTATAAAAATATTCGACCTCTTCAATAACATCGTTCCGGGTGATCGGTCCACCTCTTTGCTTTTCCAGGAACCAGATGTTATTAATGATAACTTCTATGTGGTTTTCAGGTAGCCCGTCTACCAGGTAGTTTTCCATCAGCTCCTTGATCAGTTTAATTATCTCTTCTCGTTCCATATCCTTGTGTGTTTCTATTATAAATATAATAAAACTAACAATAACTTCCAAGCGTTATTCGAAGTATGTTTCATCAAATCTAACAATTTCTACCTGGCCGTTATACAAGGCTCTTAGGACAATTCGGTTGTTCAGTATATCCCTGATCTCCGTCATATCCTCGTCCCGGGTAACCCGGAAGCCATTCTCACGGGCTTGCCGAACAGTCACGTTCAGTTCAGCCCTGGTCCAAATCCTGGACACGGAGTTTTCGATCCTCTGTCTCATGATTCCCTCCTTGCTGTACTTTTAATATCACGAACATAAGCATCCCCGTATTCCCAGGACCCATAAGTGTTAGGACTTTTACAAGCTGTAAACCAGATTGCGTATTTGTTCTTTGCTTCGTTCGCCGGGGTTTGGTACTTCTTTAACACCCTCCACTCCCAGGTTCCGTCCGGACTCATCCATATCTCATAAGGATTGTCTACCGGTCTTTTCTTTGCGCATTCGTTTTTCATGGTTTCAATGTTTTGTTAAGTGTTTGTCCTACCACCAAAACCCGGTTTTATCCGGGTTAGGATTGGTGGCTGGTGAGCTACTTCCGAACTTCGAAGTACCTCCGGGCGTATTGGGGAAGGCTCCAGTATTCCTTCTTGCCGTCAGGACTTTTGAAATTGATACACATTGCGCCTGTGCTGTCTGCTTTGAATTGCGCCATCCGGCACTCCACTCCGGAGCGTTTCTGGAAGATTTTCATCCCGGCGTAATCGATGGCGTTGATTGCGGCGTTGAAAGAATCTTCATCGGTCACGTTTACCAGGCCGTTGATCAGGGCTTCTTCTTCGGTAATTTCCGAAGGTCTTACCTTGTTCGGAGCCTGCGGATCCTTGGGTGCTGCCTTTTTCTTTTTGGCCTCTGTCGTTTTCTTGGCATTCATCTCTCGCTGCTTAGCGTCCATGTCAGGAGTATTGCCTTTCTCGGTCACCAGGAAAGGACCAACCTTGTTGGCTTTAACGGTCTTGAAGCCGTTCTGAGTTTTCACGGTCAGTTTACCGTTTTTGGGCTCCAGGCTTTTCACGTATCCTTTGTAGGAACGTCCTTTTTCGATTTGCACCAGGACAGGCACCTTGTAGCTGTCCATTGCTTTTTTTGCTTTTGTTGTCATAGCTCTGATTTATGGTGTTTAAATAATTCCCACTTTTAAGAAGTTACGATAACCCTCAAGCGACTCTTTCCCGGTTAGGGCTTTGTAGTACTGGGCGTTTTTGTGTGTGTAAAGGATAGATGTTAGTCCTAGCATCCTGGTGATCTGAAAGAAATCCTCCAACCACCTTGAGTTAATCCAGAAACGCACTTCGCTCCGATCATCACTGTACTCCGGCTTTACCATTACCGGGTCCTGGCCTATGCTGTAACGGGCGGCTACATGTTTCAGGATTTTCACTGCTGTTGCTGTCAGTTGTTTTTTTGACATTTGATTTTTCTCGAGTTCCATATCTATCTATTTAATTGGTTAAGTACTGCTCTCGTTTCAAGCTCATCCAGGGGAATCCTTACCTTCAGCTTATGTTCGATGATCTCAATTTGGGTGAAAAGCCTGTTGGCTAGTTCATCCTCTTCGTGTTGGATCAGGGTTGTTAGGACGTTCCGCTTCCACTCGTTCATGTCGCTCACTTTGTATTCCAGATCACTTATGGTGTTGGCTGTGGTTCTTGTTGTTTTCATGGTGTGTTTGATTTGTACGTTTCTATCATAAATATAATAAATATAACAATACGCTCCAAATGTATTTTCATGGTTTAAATTTAAAGCAGCCCGAATCATAAGCCTAGCAAGTGCTTCCTGGGCCGAAAAAAAAAGTTTATTTTTTTGGAAAACATACCCCAAACGGGCGTTTAAAGCGTCATATTTCCGCCGGGATCAGCGCAAAAAGAAAGGACCGCCTGGTGGGAACAGACGGCCCTCAACAACAAAAGCCACGCCTCTGTGAATATGGAACATAGGCAAGTTACAACATTTTCCTGAATAGAGCTATTTCTTTAGTCTAATAATGAATATTAGAACGACTCCCAAAAAGAATCCACCAAGCAAGTATAGGATTATCGACCTGGTAGGACACTTTTTTTTTGGAGGCGATTTATGGATTTCGACAGTGTATAGCTCCACGTAATGGTCCTTGATCTGGATCACCGAATCCAGCTTTACCACAATCAGGCTGTCTTTCTGTATCAATTCCAGCTTTAGCTTACTGTTCTCTACCCAGGCCCTGGCTTCGGCAAAATCGGTTTTAGCCTTGGCCTCTTCGTATGTAACAACAATCGGTTCTCCCGGGACGGTATCAATAATGTGTACCGGGACCTCTACCGTGTCGATCTCCCCAGGAAGCTCTACATAGATCGTGGTGTCCACATAAACAGTTTCCGTATGGACGATAGTGTCCGTTTTAATCTCAGGAGGAAATTTCTCCCAGCAACGTTTTTGGGTAGCGCATCCCCCGAAGAGTATTGCGATAGCCAGGATAAAAAGCTTGCTATTCATATCGTGTCTTTTTTGATTCTCCGGTATTCAAGTAATCGGCTCCTGGAATAAGGTTTTGTTTGGACCATGTTTCCCTGGTTCCCTCCCAAAATGAAGATCTCGTTTCCAATCTCATTAATATAGAATCCAACGTGACCCTTCCATCCATTAGGGTCCTCCCTCCACAGCACAACCACATCTACAAACTCATTACTGCTTCCAAGTGGCCTGGGAATGCTAACCCGTTCCCCTATCTCCAGGAAGCTCCGGGCGTTCAGCTTACCTGTATTTGGGAAGCCAGCCAGCAAAAGCATTGCATTACAAAAAGCGGCACACCAAGCAGTCTCGTCTGTTTTGACCCATGAATGACCTATCAGTTTGAAAAAGTTTACGATCTCCGGAGTGTTAGACTCCGCTCCCTGTAATTCCTTTAGCCCGTAATGGCTATTTACGTGTTCCGCTATTGTCATTTCTGTTTTCCATTGGTTTTTGTCCGAGCTTCAGACCCACAAACACGCCCTGCAGAGCAGAGAATGTTGCAACCAGTGCGCCAGCCTCAATGCCCGTAAGCACCAGATAGGTACATAAAGCCATATTCCAAATCGATCCAATAACAAAGATCAGCCTGGTAGAGCTAAAGCCACCGTCAGTGCCGGTCAGGAATTTTTTTGTTGTATTCATGGTGAAGAAGAAAAGGACCGAGCGTGAGCCCGGCCCTGTTAGATTACTCCGGGTCCTTGGCCACAAGGCCGGTGATCACATTGATCAGGACACCCACGCCGGCAAGAATTTCATTGAAGGCGCTTTTGATTACTTCCTGAGTGTCGGGGTCTACCTTATCAGGCCAAACGAGTCCGGCCACAACAAGCAACGATCCAATAACCACTCCGAGTGTTGTTTTCCAGTTTTTCATAAATCTGTTGTTTATTAGTTAAGTAAAGATATGAAATATATAGTTCACTAACCAACAGGCAAGTGATTCAGTACTTTGCTAATCATAAATATCAATACGCTCATCATTATACCGACCACTGTAATTAGGGTCCCGATGATCCACCGGTTCCTTTTTCTTATCTCTTCCCGGCCAGCATGACTGCCCTCCATCTCAGCCTGGAACTTCATAAATCCACTGATTCCCCGGCGTAACGATGTTGTGGTCATGGTTAATTCCTCCACGTTTTCCGTGAGCCTGGGTACTGATGTTGCTAAACCCTCTTGACCATTTCCCATAACAAGTTTGCTGAGCGTTGATACTTTTTCTTCAAGCCTGGCTATATCAGCCTCTTTCCGGCAATAGGTAGGTATTTTATGTTCATCTTCATTTCCCATTAAAACGAAAAATAAGCTCCTAATAAAAGGAAGATCCAGAACGCCTTAAAGAATATTTGCCGGATAGCACCTGGTTCTTCCCATCCGAAAATCGGTTTATTATATAAAAACATCTTTCTCATTTGAAGATCGAATCCCTGGTTGCCAATATATAAGATGCTACCTGATAATAGCCAGCCAACCACGCAATCAAACACCAGCCAAAATGAGAATGCGAATACAGGCCCAAGGACAAAGCCCAGCCACCACGGTAAGCCAAAGGCCAGCAGGGTGAGTGCAACGGTGGCAACAGCAAAGAAACACCCCTCCACGAAAGCCCACACCTTCCACCTTCCCCCGGCTATAAAGCTGTCATGCTTAGCCCGGATCAAAGCAAAAATAACTGCCGTAGCTAATATGATTATTATCGGTATCATACAAGTTTTAGTTTGATGTTCCCCGCTGCCGTAGCCGTCAAGTCCAATCCGGTGTCCGGTACCGTAAACTCTGTCCCCGGTGTGCTTGCAATGCTTATCCCTGAATCCTTATAAACCTGTTCAACCTTTCGCCCAGAAACAGCCGTGAATACTTCATTGATGCTTCCAAAAGTCAGGCTGTCAGTAAAGTCCACAATAAAATACAGGTCTTCATTTTCCCATTGAAAATATGCGATAATATACTGTGTGCTGGCTACATTCTTAAACAAACCATAACCGCCCCTCCATGTTACACTGTATCCCTTTGCAATGTTTTGAGTATTCACGCATCGGAAATAGTTCTTTAATTCCGTGTTCCAATAATCAAGGGTGCTTAAACCTTCGTCCACTGATCCAAAATTCAAGTCTATATAACTCACAATATTCTTTGACGCATCATTATCCGTCACATCGTCAATCATGATAACCTTCTCGCAAGGATAAGTAGAGCGATCCCCGGAAAGCACTCCCGTTATTGCTCGAAGCGTTTCGTCATCACTGTGAGGCAGATACATCCGTGCGTCTGTGGCTGCGGCAATCTGGCCTCCCTGTATTCCATAATATGTGTTTACAGACCATGCTTGTTTGAACTCGCCCGTGTAATTAATAAATACGAACGGTGCTTTTTGGCTAATTTTATAGTGGACTGTTTCCTTGATAATTATACTACCAGGTTTCAGTGTTGATTTATTAATTTCTCGGTAATCATATAAGTGATTAACCACATCCAACGAGAAACGCTTTATTGGTGTCCATGTCTCATATCCACTTGAGATGCTTTTACTTGCTTGACCGGCAGTCTGGTAATTGTAGTTTGCCCTGCTTGGGTTTGCTCCACCTGTCACCACTGCAGACAGGTCCGCTCCAGTTCCTCCGTTAACCGGGGTCAGTGTAAGTACATTACCATTGATTGTATATTTGCTCCGTGTTAGAACTGTAGTGTATGCTGTCCCTGTGCCGTTTCTGATTTCAACAAGCCTAAAGGGTGGAGTATCCTCCAATTGTGAAGGGAAATCAGCCACGCTATCCAATGCCACCGTATCAGCACCATTGTCAACAGCCGTTACCTCGGCCCAATCACCCTCCCCTGTGTCATCTGAGCTTGGCGCAACATGAGCCCCTCCGCACCACGATAGGTCCGCCAAATTATACGGGCCAACACGGTCTGTATATTGATTATAAGAAGGAGACAGATCGGCTAACTCTATCCCGACCGGAAGCTGATTGCTGTTGTTTACAAGATGCTGCCCACTATATGTATAAAGGCCGTTGTATCCAACCTTACAAAAAACAGTCACTACATCCCTGGTGGCATCGTATTTTTGTATAACCAAGATCGGCTCAGCCTCATCATCTGGGAAATATTTCATGAGCATGTTTGCTTCCTCGTATATTTCCAGAACCCTGGTCAATACGCTGCCCGTCACGAATGAATCAAATACAGCAAATTCGCTTTCTTCTTCTTCTAAATCGGTATTGTACCGCACCCGTTTAAACATTGGATTCGTGACAGCATCCCCCGGAGTATACGCTGATGGACCTGTCCATGCCCCTCCACCCGCTTCTGTTACTCCACTAATACCAGAAAAATCCAATTGCACTTCACAGCCATTATGTCGATTATTCGCTGGCTTATTTATTAAGGCATCCCCAAGTAGTGTGTAATCATAATCTTCACCCATTATCAAAATATCATCCTCAACCTGTTTGACCCAATCCACCTTTAACTTTAAATTGCGTCCCGTATTATCGTTCGTCACATCAAGAAAGTCAAAGCTAATCCGATCAACACCAGTGTCCCATGGCCCTGTGATTATATGCTCACCATTCAGGGATAAAAGCACCCCGTTATCGTCATATTCAAGGTCATTCCCATAGGTTGGGTTATTGGTCATATAATGTTGATAAAAGCCTCCGCTACCCCTGCTCGTTGGGAAATTCTCGGTGGAATCCCAAACAGTAATCTTCACGGAATACGTTTTCCCTGCCACAAATCCAGCATTCCTAAAATCAAGAAGCGATGTATATGCGTATTGGCCTCCGGTGTAAACCGCCTCTGCTGCCCCTGCTACAGCCCAACCATCCCGATAACCCCATCCAGCATCTGTCAGATCATTTGTTATATCATAAGGCAAGCCACCTCCGGTATTATAGCCGTTTTGAAGATTCCCGAAGTAATTGTCTTGCGTTTCCCACTCCCAATCCGTATTCTCCGTTCCTCCCAACAGCCCCCAAACGGAACCGCTGCAAAGTGCGTAATTTGTTGCTCCACCAATTAAGAAGTATTCATCCCCTGTGCTTAACTTGAATTGGTAAACTTTTGGATCAGTCAATGATGCCTGAGTTATTTCTACGTGGCCAGACCCATTGACTGCGATTCCATTCAGGTCACTTGTGGATTTATTTAACTCGGTGATCGTTGCACCCACTTTTGCAGGATAAAGCGTTATAGTTACATCGTTAATGAAATTCACACAATTCCCATTCACCAAAGGCACATGGTTTGCATTTCCACTTTTATCCTTTAGAACACTGATATCGTAATCAAAAGCGTCTCCCCAAAAAGCCAAGTCGTCAATATAAGGAAGAAGAGCTTCACCTGATCTAAATTTTAGTGATATTCCGTTTCCAATCATGGTTATAATTTTTTCCTTATACTGATTGCATCTAAATATATCCCCCCATTATTTTGAGCGGATGCCTCCCTGTAAATCAGATACCTAAAATTTCCATCATGAACCCAATCGTGATTATATTTTAACCACGTGACATTTGCTGAATAAATGTCCATTAATTCAGTGATTAAGCCTAATGAGTTTGATCCAAAACCAGCTTTCCATGTGCTTCCGCTACCTATATGCCTCGAATAAAAAATTATACGGCCTTCTTCACCATTAACGAAATTAAAAGGAGCAGCCTGCAGATCAATATAAATCCGACAATTCCCTGTCGGCGTATCATTCGCATCTGTTTTTAGAGCATACGATTTATTATAAACCTCTACGCCTTGAGAAATAAACTCATTTGCCCCGGCTCCATTTAAACCCTCTTCAGAAAATCCCGTTATTGCATTAGCCTCATTTATTAAACTTGCCGCATTTAATAACGTGAAAAGTTCCGGGCCATAACCATCACCGCCCGCTTTTATTCTAAGTCCTATGCCAATTCCTAAACTCATGGTACAAATCCCAAATCATCCCCGGCAGCAATGCTATCAAGAATGTATTCGTTTATAATGTCATTCATCGGCAAATCCATTTCATCGTTTATTCCACGCAACAAAAATGCGTGATTAGATGAATCTGTGTCACCTGGCCGCTCACCACTATCTAACTCATTTTCTTCCAAAAATAGTGGACGCTTATTTTCTTCTTCCTGGCTCCAGCCAATTAACCAGCCATTACCGTTTCCGTCCATTACAATCGCAATCAGGCCACCTGGTTGAGCGTCATCTAGGGCGTATGATAATATGTTTATTTCTGACCCAGGCTTACTGCAACGAAACGATATTCTGTGCTGATAATTAGTAAAGCTCTTATTGCTGCGCCCTCCGCTCTGAGTCCTCCTGATTGAATACGAGTCAGCCTGAACCTGTTTAAATGCTGTTGTCCCAACCATAACGATATCGGAAACCTCGCCACCGGTAACCACAACACTTGAAACATTCTCGGCCTCAGTCAAGAATATATAATTATTTCCTGAGACATTACGATTCTGCTGCTTGTAAAACGGAACTAAACTCATTGTAGCTTATTTAAGATAAACCATAACTTCACCACTTGCCAAAGTGATTTCATCAGCATCGACTCCTAATGGAATATAATTTGTAGCTCCGCTAGGAGAAATAGCCGATCCAATCCAATTATCTTCCGTAACGGTTACCTGGGCTAAAGGCCTTCCATCTGATCCATTCGGCGTATATTTGAAATTAGTAATGTTAACGGCGGCATGAATCCCAATTGCTGTGATTTTTTTTCCAGCATGCCTTCCTGAGGGTGTATAGGTTACTGCTCCAGATACTAAATCGCATCCGCTTTCCCCTGCTATTTTTGAAATGCTTCCCATAATTATAGATTTATAGTGTAATCATCTACTTCGTCAATGTTTGGCCGATCGAATATAATACCTCCGGCTGTCGTGATCCTGTTTCTGGCGTTGGACCACTTGTAATATAACGGAAAACTATCCTCGTTGTCATTCAAATACTGTGTTAACCGCTGGCTATGTACGTCAGCCATTTCCAGGGCGTGTTGCTCTACCGTTCCCAGGTCACCGGCTTGCCCGGCCTGGCGGTTATTGCCTATGATCTTGTTTAGGCCGGAGGTGCTAATATCGATTGCAATATCCTTTAAAACATAAAACTTGACAAAATACGCAATTACAGGTTTGATAAATGCAACCAAATCGGTATAACCGGATGGAGCCGCAACGACAGCCTCATAAAAATCATCTCCCAGGATAGGCCGGATATGCTTATCCTGTACCGGCTCAAGAATATTATCCGGTATCTTTATAGCCAGGTTCTGGCTACGGGTAAATGCGTTGCTGATCACTTCCGCTTCCGTCAATAATGCTGCCATTGTAAATCATTTTTTGTTGATTCGGGTCAGTTTCGTCATATTCCAATCCTTTTTCCTTCCGTACCTCCCAGACATACTTAGCATCATCGGTATCTACCGGTGGCTGGTTGTTATACTGTAAATCAATTTCCTTGTTCAGTGTTTCCCGGAACAGCTTTTGGTACAATCTTACCCAGGATTTCTGCCTGGGCTTAATGAACGTACTCAGGGCAATATTGTACTCGTTCAGGATTCGCTGAGTGTCAAAGCCGGTATTGTCGACTATACCGGTCAACGCCCTGTACCAGGAATGAGCTACAACAATATCCCCAATGCTCATATCGTGAAGGCCCAGCCAGGATCCGGATTCTTCCTGTTTGTTCTGAATCAATTGTACCTGGTCAGCTTTTTCGTTTATATCTGCCCTGGACTTGGTTACAACCATCAGCTTATCCTGATTCCCCTCTCCGGTGTAATCCTTTTTGATGTTGTCCAGGACCTTCTTAGATTCTGTGGGGTCCTTTACCGGAACAAACATAATACCGGACAGCTTAAACGCATTGATCAGTCTTGCCAGATTCCACTTATTCGTTTTCAGGTCGATCTGTACCGCATCCCGGCCACTGATCCACTGTGGAAGCCCGTAATGCACAAATTCTGGTTCATACTTGAACCTATGGTAAACACATCGCTCCACGGCAAACGGTCCCTCCCCGTCTGATTCAAAGTTCGGGTATAAGGGAAGGGTCTTCCGGTACTTGTCATTCATGCCAGTGTCCTGGGACCAATCAGGATGAAGGATTACCCTGGGCTGATCCTTGGCCTTCCGGCACTTTGTTGCATCCAGGTGGTTTATCCACATAAATGTTCCGGCCTTATCACGTATAATCTCAAACCAGCCGTTCCCTGTGGTGAACTCATCGTGATCAACTTTGCTTTGTACCTCTTCAAGCATTTCGCCCTCGTAGTTCGCCTTAAGAATGAAGTTATCCATAAGCCAGGAGTCTTCGCTCATTATCCCATCCCCAATAGAATAAAACCCTTTTGAGTTTATCACTCCCCGGTGGTTCGGGCTGGTCCGGCTAAACAGAGCAAGGGCCTGAGGGAACAGGTTATCACTGCCAAAAGGAATATAATCCTTGACGTTGATGTTCACGGGAGTGTACGGATTTATCTCCGCACTTGGAGACCCGAAGCTTTTTGATTCAAATATTGCTCTTTTCATCCTATGACAATAAAGGGGTAAGGCATCTCTACCCTACCCCTCAATCAAATACAACTAAACTGTTACTACTCCCCGGATTTCTTTGAAGCCTCCTTCTTGGTAGCCTCCTTCTTCACCTCTTTGTGGTCCTCAACTGCCGGGTGTCCGATCTCATGTAACATGATCAGTTGGCTTTTTGTGACTGAGGCAAGGGTCACTCTTATGTTACGGCCATTAATAATCACATTGACCGTTGCATCGCTATCCTTGTATTCCTCTTTTAGCCGTATCATACGTATGTAATGAACGCCGCTGATCCACCGGTAATGGTTGCACCAATGGTGGAATCAAACGGTAGTGACAGATAACCGCTTTGGCATTCCAGGGCAATAGTGATAGCCTGGGAATCCTCTTCAGCCGGTTCCTGACCGGAGTTGAGGGAGTCGGTTGCCAGGTAAAGCGCACGGTTCGTACCGTCCGTTTCGTTATACCCTACCAACCAAGACCTTCCATTGCCATCAGTTACGATTGCTAAAACTCCACACGGTGAAGCGTCAGCCAGGGCATTTCGAAGAGTGTTAAGACCAACAGACGGTTTGGCAAATCGCATTTCAACCCTGTGGGTATATGCGATATTGTTCTGCGATCCTTCTCCTTCCTGAGTATGTAGCACGCTATCCAGGTCTGCTTGGACCTCTTTGAACGTAGTTGTCCCGGACATGCTTAAGGCTGCTGTGATTTCGCCTGAAACAACCGTGACTGAACTCAGGTTTGCGGCTTCAGTAAGATAGACTGCGGAGTTTCCCCCTACGTTTTTGGAGCAGGCTTTGGTGTAAGCGGCAATTGCCATTGCGCCTACAACACCCTCCATCTCAATAGCCCCCTGGACTACTGCAACTACTACCAGGACCGCAAATGCTAATATGATGTTCAGATACTTTTTCATAATTGCCTCCTTTTGATTAGGATGGAAGCAGTGGCTAATAAGCCACCGCTACCAACTTGTTATGAACATATTGGGTCCCGAGTACCATCTTCGTCCTGAATCGGTTCTCTTCCTCGTCTTCATTATACCACATCTTGGTTTCATTGAACTGACTCAGTGCATCCATCCCAAGTACCAGGTTGTCCAGGGAGGTATAGATTACCCTGTGCGGATATGCGTACAGCGTACCGCTTGCGTGTGGGAAATCTGCTTCCAAGTGAACATCCCAGCCGGGAGCTATGATTCGGATTCCTCGGTAAGTGTAAAACTCCATACCGTCCTCCAGGAGCATGTGCGCCCTTTCGGTTCCCAGGCTTTCCAGGTAGGTGATGTAGTTTTCAAGTACCAGGTCAGAAACCAGAAGCACCTTTTGATTCTTCGGAACTGACTTCAGGACTTTATCTGCTCCCTGGTACAGGGCCAAGAAAATGTCCTCAGATTCACCGGCTGCTAATGCAGATGGGGCAGTGTTCGGTGTGGTGTCTACGTTTGCCCCTGCAAGGTCACCCGTCACGTTTGTCACGGTAGGATCAGGAATTGGCTGGCCTGGAACAGCACTGGTAAATATGGCTGTGGTCGTACCGGTCAAAGTGATACCTCTCAGTGCAAGTGCTGCAGCATGAAGCGCAACAAAATCCGCATGAGTCTGGTTCAGTGAAGTATTAAAAGTTGCTAGGTAATTCACCCCTCCAACAGTAACATTCGCCGTTCCGCTGGTTCCAGTAAGGGTAACGGTGTTGACTTCCGCAACTGCTCCATCTTCTACCGTATGCCTGAAAATTTGGGTGTCCGAAGGAGAGGTGGCTGCATTATCAATAAGCCGATCCCACATACCCTGGAATGCATTATAGTCCACGTCTGCGGAACCATCAATAACCCCACTGGTAACTGTTTCCTTATTTGTATCATTGAGCCAGAACTGTCGGAATACATCGGATCGAACCGCATTCCGGTAAAGCTCAATGATAATATTCTTCAGGAACGTGCCATCCAAGTTATTCCAATCGTCCTTTCGAAGCCCCTGCTCAAAAACGGTCTGGTAGAAATCCAGGGCATCATCTGCTGCCTCGGCTTTCATCCTAACCACGGTCAGGTCCCTTTGGGTATAGGTCGTTCCGCTTGCGGCGTTAAATCCCTTTGCATAAGCCTTAAGGATTTTACTGACCGTACCAAAGTAATTCAGCTTCATGGTACTCTGAACATTCGGGATGATCCTTACCCCTTGCGTCTCCCAGGGAGATTGCCCGATAAACATCGGTCGCAAGAAATAATCCAAGTTCTCCTTACCTGCCCAGGTAATAGAGGTTGTGATAAACGTAGCCATTGCATACGATGCACCGGCTTCCGCAAAAGCATCAGGGCTGACGATCAAAGTCAAGAGAACAGCGATAGCCCCAACCCAACGAAGTGTTTTGATTAACTGTTTCATTTTCTTCATTTTTAGTTTTGAGAATATAAATCAGGGCGTACTTCAGTCATTTCACCCCGTAGGCTGGCAAGGTCTGCGGCGAGTGCTTTTTCTTCGTCACTCAGTTGTGCCTCTTCCCTGTCTTCCTGACCGGCGGTTGCGCCAACCTGAGTTGACTGACCGTTAGCCTGTGATAATTGTGTTTGTAGCTCGGTGTTCTGAGCTTCCAGTTCAGTGACCCTGGCATCCCTTTCTTCCACCTGGGAAGTAAGCTCGGCTACCTGGGCCTCTAATTGAGAGTTTTGTTCGGCCAGTTCATCCTGGCGAGCAGTGATTTCATTCAGTCTTTCTTCGACTGTCGGCCCCTGATCCCCCTCTTCGGCAGCAACCTCTTCGGACGCTTCCTCGGTGGCCTCTTCAGTGGCTTCTTCCTGGGCTTCAGCCTGATCACCTCCCGATGCGAAACTGGAAATCAAGCCCTTTAATCTTTCGAGAAGGTTTTTCTCGGATTTGGTTTCGGTCATGATTTGAACATTTGGGTTATTACTATCTTCCTGGTGAGCCTTATAATCGGCATACCTGGTCATAAACTGTTCTATGAGTTCCGGGTGATCCACCGCAAGCTGATAGACCTCCGGATGCTGGTCCAGGAACTGTGTTACCTGGATAGCCATTTCGTCAGTAGAAAATTCCTGGAATAATCCATCGGTAGCTGCCGGGGAGTCTACCAGGTCCGTTGCGACAAGCAGTTCCAGAATAGCATCACGCCTCTGTTTCTTCACTTTTTGGCCGCTTTCGTCTTCCTCTTCCCACTCCTTCATTTCAGCCCTACCTTTAAATACAATGGAGTTCCCGAACATATCCGGGCTGGTACGGGCAAGGTTCATGATGTAATCCCAGGTGTTTCCCAGCTTTGGGAGATTCTTTGCGGTATCATCCAGGTGCAAGTCTGCAACTGCATGTAACCTGTTACCTGATTTCCTGGGCTTCCCGAATTCATCCCACCCTTCCGTGAATCCTTCTGCTTGTTCACTCCTGGTGCGAAAGTTCCGATAACGCCCGATATAGGTTCCAAGTGCTGTTGAACACATATTTGGGTGTCCGAATCTGGCTTTGATTCCTACCTGGTGAGCTTTCCCTTGTGATGCAACATCTCTGATGAACTGCTTGTTTAGGTAAAGATCGTGTCCTCTGGCATCGCCTTCAGAACAAATCTTCACGCCTCTGATGATCCCCGCTTCGGCATCTATACCCTCAAATTCCTGTACATAGAGAGGATCGCTTGCGAACATATTCATGGTTCAGAAATTTTTCTACAAGTTACAAAACCATGAAACATGATTTGCTCAATATTTTTATGTGCCGGAAATGATCTTCTCTATTGCACTATATGAAAGTGCATATTTGTCGGCTAAGTACACCTTAAGATCAGTCTTCCTTTTGAAGTTTATACAGCGTTGCCACTCATCCCGGATCAGTACATTCCGGCTGGTAGTAACATCCAATAGCCCAATATCAAACAGTGCCTGGGTCGTTCCTTCATCCAGATCAAGGTTCTCTTTTATCAGCTTAGCCGTACTCTTTCTAATATCAATCATAGTTCAGCTGATTCATTGACCAATTTCAAATCATCTTCAGCTTCGTGCATCTCCTGGATATAGTTCACTACCCTGATCGTTTGCATCAGGCCACCGATACCCGTAACCATAGCATCAGTTTCTGCTCCCATGAGATTCGGGATCGGTGGAACTATACCGCTTTTTTCAAATCCAGGAACACCGATACGCCGGAATGTATTCGCTCCACCGAGCAGGGCCTGGTGCTTCTTATTAAGAAATACCTCCCCTGGGTGAGCCATAACCAAAGTATTGTCCTTACCTCTAAGCCCTGAAATCTCTGATCCGGGTTGTACCACTCCACTGTCGGCAAAACGCTGTCTTCTGATAATTCCTATCTGTGCGAGCCCTGCAGCCCCGGCAATAACGGCCATAATAGGTCCCATTGGCAAGAACGGTTGTGTCTGAAGTGCATTTATAACGGCTAATGCAGTTCCGATCAATGCTTTTGCTATTGATGTTACCTGCTCCCTCTTTGCATATTTCTTTTCGATAGCCTCCCTCTTCTCGGCATTGTCGCCAACTGCGCTTAATTCCTTCGCTTTTGCGGCGGCAAATACATTAGTGAATGCCTCCACCAGGCCGGCAGCAGCCGTGAAATATCCCTGGTAACTGGTCAGTACCGCTTGCCTCTCTGCTTCAGCTTCAGCTTTACGCTTATCTGCCTCAGTCTTATTCTTGGCCGTTATCTCTTCCTGGGCTTCCCCGGCGAGCCTGACCATTTCGGCATTGTGTCTGGCTTCCTCGGCTTCTATTAGCTGATTGATTTCAGATTCAAGCTCCGGATAGACCTGCTTCATCCTTTCCAGGTCCTCGACGGTACGTTCAAAATCTGTTTGCTCCATTAAGAAGATTTTCTGGTACTTATCTTCTTCCAGGGCAATTTCTGCATCCACACGCCTACGGGTTAACTTAAGCCTTTCGGCCTCTACCTTTGCAGCTCGGTCAATCTCTTTCTGTGAAGGCCCTGCCGGCTTACTTTCTCCACCGGTCGGTGTTGTTACTGTTCCTCCCTCAGTCGGTGTTGTCGTGGTTCTGGTAAGGTTAATCAACCTCTTTTGTGCTTCCTCAAATGTGATCAGGCCGGAAGTCAAATCGGCAAGTATCTGCTGCTCCTTGGTTAATGCCTCTGTTGTATCTGTGGTGACGCCAAAAAGCAACTTGGCTTTTTCGTTTGCTTCAGATTGAACCATGTTCAATATCTGCATAGCCCCATAGGTCCCCTCGGTAGCACCCTGGTATTTACTGAATGCAGTTGCCAAATTGTCTCCACTTAAGAACCCCTTTATGGTTCCATCCATGCCACTGACCACTTCATCATACCTTCCAGCCTCACGGGCCGCTTTATCAATGGCTGCTGCCTGTTCGTTTAATCCTTCAGGTAAGTCAGCTACAAGAATTCCCATTTTGCTGGCCGCAATAGCAATCTGCCGGCGAAGTTCGATCTCCTTTTCTAACTCCTTATTCTTCTTCTTTGCTACCTTACGACCTTCTTTATCTATATCCTCCTGGGCTTGCTGTAACACAATACGCTTCAGGTATTCTTCATTGGCCTCACGCAACCGGCTTTTTATCTGTTCCAGGCTAGCCGTTTCAAGATTCATCCCGGTAAGCAGTGCCGGGTATTGCTTATTGATCTCATCCAGGACCTTCCGGCGATCTTCTTCCTTCTCCCAATTATTATCCAACTCAACTCCCAGGTTCTGTAACTCTACCTGCTGGTCAATAAGGCTATCGCTTACCTCTTTCACCGGTGCAATCAGATCACCGAACCACCTGATGGCCGGTTCCAGGTATTCTCCCAGGGATAT